TCATGCTCAGAAGGGTATGTCCTCGAAACTGAAATCAACGTGGATGACGTTTTCCTTCTTCTCACGTTTCTCATAATCAAACCTCACAATTCTTTCGTATTTGCCATCAGGCTTTATTTGAATGCGGCTGGGCTTTCTCCAGCTTTGGCATTCATCCATTGCTTCACTGGTAGTCTTTGCCTTCGCACCAAGTTGCCCCCTGCGCTGCATGTATTTGGTCGTGGCATAGCCACCATGATCAGGACAAAGCCACTCAGATATCTCTTTGAAAAAGCCATAGTGATACGTCACTCGAACACTGTCGGGCTTCCCTGCCTTCTGCCAGCGCCTGTACGTCACGTTTTCAACGTCAAACCATTCAGGCTTTACCTGTGTCGAAATCATCGCGCCATCGTAACTCTTGCTGGCATGGTTCAGTGTGGGTGGTGGAAACTCATGCCCACAGTCAGGACAAATCAAACAGGCAATAGCCAAATGCATCTGGCACTTCGGGCATGTCTTGATCGGCGCTTCGCCATCCCCATCGCCCCGATTGTCGCGCTCTGGCTTTACCTTATCGATAAATCCATGCCGCTCGACGTTCTGGCCGTAATCCAAAACCAGACAGTTTTCTTTGCCTTCATAGATCCGCGTACCGCGACCAATGATTTGAACATACAAACCTGTCGATGCTGTGGCTCGAACCAGCCCAATCAAATCAACATTCGGAGCATCGAACCCAGTGGTCAAAACATTCACGTTTACCAAGCATTGTGTTTGACCGTTCTTAAACCTTTCGATCTTCGATGCGCGATCCTTCTGGCTGTCTTCACCAGTCAAAACTTCAGCATAAATCATGTTATCGAAAAACGCATCTTGCAACATATTTGCATGGTCAATGCCACTGGCAAAGATCAACCAGCTTTTACGGTTGGCTCCCAGCGTAACAATTTCTTCAACAGTCTTACGCACCAACTCAGGATCAGACGCAGCAATAGCCAAATCACTCTCGACAAACTCACCACCTCGCTTCTTCACATTGGTCAGGTCGATCTGCTCCAAGCCACCTTTACTGATGACTGGGGCCAAGTATCCCTGATCCATAAGCATGGTAACAGGAATGTCATAAGCAATGCCATCAAAGATCGCACCTTCACCTTTGTGCAAGTATCCTGAACTCAAGCGGTATGGCGTGGCTGTCAGCCCAACAATCTTTACATCTGGATTGCACTGCTTCAGGTCATCGATAAACCGACCATAGCGTGTGGTCGTTTTGGGTGGCAGCATGTGCGCCTCGTCAATGATCACCAAGTCTGGAGCTGGAACCATGTTAAACGCTTGCTTATAAATGCTCTGAATGCCGCCAAACGTAATTGGCTTGGTCAGATCCTTCTCTTTTAAAGACGCGCTGTAGAAGCCAAAATCAGCCTCTGGGTACAACTTCTTTAAACCTGACGCCCCTTGCTCCAGCAGCTCCTTAACGTGCGCCAAAACCAGAACCCTAGTGTTTGGAAAGCTCATGGCGTCTTGGATCATCTTGGCAATGATAGCCGTCTTGCCAGATCCAGTCGGCGCAACGATCAGTGGGTTTTCCCCCTTTTTCTGCGCCCAGTAATTGTACAGCCCATCAATGGCATCTTTCTGATAATCACGAAGTTCAAAAGTCATTTTGCTTTATGCTCCTTAACCACTTTGTCCAAAAACATCTTCGCCTCTGTTTCAGCTAACTCTTCAATCGAAAATGCCTGATGAATGAAATACTCCCCGATATTCGCAATCGTGAGTTTGTTTATCATTCCCCAGTCTTCGATCTTTCCGCGAGATCCAATGATGTTAAAAATCATCCATGCAACTTCTTCGGCGGTAATTTTATCTGGCAACTTATCGATAAATTCTTCCAAGGCGTCTTTCATCAAGTGTTCACGCATTCCCATCGCGCATCCTCCCTTCAAATATTTCACGACTGTTTCCATTGTTTCGGAAAGTCTCACCAGTATCCAAGTCTTCATATTCAACCCAGTCATCACCAGCGTCAGTCATTTCCAAATCTTTCGGCATGATCTGTGGGATGTACAAATGATCATCACAAGTGACGGCAGGCTTGCCCAAAGCGCAGCTCCAAGTGCCATCCTTTTCTGGCGTCACATGGGCGCAAGTTCGGCAGCTCACTTCTGGAATCTTGCAGCCATGACAGATCGCCCAGTAGGGGCAAAACTTGCAGCGCCAATCACTGGCATCACCAGAAATTTTATCTGGAGGCAAAGTCGAAAAGACAATTTTCTCAGCCTTATCGATCAGACCCTTTGCCTCTTTTTTATTCAGCTTGATCCGCTCGCCATACATTTCATCTGTGTTTTTATTCACAGCAAAAAAGTAACAGCGATCCAGCCCAGCCAAAAGCATACCAATCTGGCACTGCGCCCAATAGATGGGCTTCGACTTTTCAACGCCCATGTTTCTGGTGGCCTTGAAATTCTTATCGTTCATCGTTTTGAACTCAAGCGTATGGGGCTTTTTGCTTTCCTTAAAACCCTCCCCAACGCCATCCAGCGACAAGGCAAAGTGACCACCGCAAGCCTCAAACCTGACTTGCTTGCCAGTATCGGGATCTCGCTCCCAAACCGTTACGCCAACCGCACGAAGGTTCGACACAATGCGATCTTCTTCACGATCACCAGTCTCAAACAAACGCAAAAGACGCCCCTCGAAAAGAGGCGTCCATGCATGTCGAAACTGATACCACAGCGCACGGCTGCATTCATTGCCGATTTGACTGCCGCCAAGGTGAGGTCGATGCTCATTCTTTCGCTTGGCTTGGTAGTGTTTGTAAATGTCCTGAATAGTTTCAGGCGTTGCGTATGCTTCAAGATCCATCAGGAAATCACTCCAATCAAAGCTAGGAAAATCACGACACCAGTGTGAACAACGATGTACTCAAGCATCATCCTTCACCCAGTTGTAATTGTACTTTTGAAAAACCTGATCCAGAATTTCGATGATGTCATCTGATGGCTTTTCATAGGCAACCTTCGATTTGTCCTTGTGATCGAAGTAATGCTTCAGGCTAATTTTGTGTGTTTTCATCTCACTCTCCTTCTGTTCATGTAATGGGGCGACACGCGCCCCATCCCAAAAACTGAACTCAGCGTTTCCAAGGTGGCGTTGCCGCACCATTCGCAGCCACAGGCTCTGCGGCCACAGCCACAGAAGCTGGAGATCCTGACGCAGCGTCATATCCCTTCACGTCATTCGACGCATCGTAGCCGTTTTCTGCTGGCCGCACGGCAACTTTCACCATCAATGGTTTGTCGCGCAGCTCGCTGCTGTGCTTTGGATTTGGCACATCGATTGATCGACAGATCGATGCCAAAGCGCGTTGAGCAATCTCAACAGCAGTCTGGTTCGGATTGTTCAGGTTTAGACGATCAAAGATTCGACGCCCCTGATATTGCCCCTCAAGCACCTCAATGGTCAGTTGCAAGTATGATCCTGTCATTGCTTTGGTCTGACGTTCCTCAGTGTCAATGATCGCACACTTGTACCAATCTGCTGGCAGTGGATCAAAAGAAGTTGAAGGTTCGATATTCATCGCGTTAAAGCCGTTTAAGTCCATTTGAGTAAGCTCCTACTCTGCTAAAAATTGTTGAAAAGGATTGCCGCCATCGAAAGTAAACGGCAGTGGTTCAGTGATGTTGAACCGATTTTTGGTAACGCTCGACGCCTGTGGGAAGCACAGGATCTCACGTTCCCCAGTTGAGATGGCGCGTTTTTTATCACCATCGCCTCTGGTAAATGTCTTCAGTCGGATAAGCCCAACTAGATCGACATTATCAGTGTAGTGCGGAATTGCCTTCTTATGCATCCGCACAGTGTATCGGGCAAATGGGTCCATGTCTGGCAGATCCAATGTCTCAGTATCTGCGTGACCAATGAAGACCACATTCATGCCATTGTCATAGGCCAGCGCACCAGCCCATTCACGCATCTGGCGATGCTTCTCAGCGGCTGTGCTGTACCCAGCGCCGTAGCCACCACCAGCTTGATTGATTGACTTCGCCTTTGGATCGGCAGCAACAATCTCGCTTTCGATCATCGTGGCCAATTGCGTAATGCTGTCAATGACCAGCGTCTTAAAGTCATGCTTTTCTGTGGCCAGCGCCTCAATCGCGCCAAGCACATCGTCGCTTGAATTTGCAATCGGAAACAAGCTGACTTCATCATTCCCCTGCAAGCTGGCCGTGCCATCTTCAGTTCGAATGAACACAGGTTTCGGAAACATTGCAGCAAGGGTAGTTTTACCCATGCCGCCTTCGCCAAACAGTGTAGCAATTATTGGTCGCTGTCCTGTTGGCTTGGATAGTGATTTTAAATTAATGGCCATTTACTTGGCTCCTTTCTTTGGCCGTCCACGACCACGTTTTGAGGGTTCATCTTCTTGCTTAAAGCTGGACAAATAATGAAGACCCAATGCCTTCAGAAGTTTATCCTTCAAAGCTACAAGCCCACTATCGATAGGCTCTTGCTTTTTGTTTTGCGCTACCTCGCGCAATCTAAGAAGCGCCTCATCAAGATCGGCAAGCATCTCTCTTATTGTTACCTTGGGTTCCATTATATCTCCTCTACTTTCACACCAATTTTGCCTTGTTTCGTTTCAAATGCCTTGGCAACTTTGCGCCACAGCATAGGTTCCTTTTCAGCCAGATAACGACAGCCAATCGCATCAGCAGAAATGCTGTGCTTAACTGGATGCATATGCTCTGGGATTTTGTCTTTGACTTTATCCCACTGAACAGCATCAACCTTGCGCGTGACAGGCTGTGTCAGCGTTACTTTGTGCTGCTCTAATGTGTGGGTTATTGTGCCTTCATCTTTGGCGTCCAACGCCTCAGTGATTTGCTTTTCAACCGCATGGCGCTTTGCGATTATTTCTTTTTCTTGCGCCTTTAATTGTAGCCATTCGGCGGCTAAACCGTCTACATTGCTCATGGCAATTCCTTTCACTTTTTCTTTCTCTACAAAAATCGGTTTACAGAAAAACTTTTAGGCTGTAAAGATCTTTTTGCAGATTATGCAAATATGAAACAAAATGGAGAAAAAAATGACAAACCTTATACCAATCGATGACATACGAAATGCCTTGCAAGACAGGCGTTTAACAGTGGTTGCAGAGAAGTGTGGGCTGTCTCACCCAACGGTCAAAGCAATTGCGACTGGCAACGAAAAAATCAGCCTGAACACATGGAAAAAACTCAGCGACTACCTGAGTGATTCGCAATGAAGATCTTTGATAAACTTTATCCAGAAGCATCAAGCCTTCAGAAAAAGATTCTTAAATCTACTTCAAAAGCACACAGGTTTGAGTGGTTAGAATCTGACAGCCTTTCCAGTCATTACAAAATAAATCAGCAAAAAATCGATAAAGAAATTGATCAAATGTTAAGTGCTGACCACCCACTTATTATGATTCGTGAAGAGAGCAGATCAATTAGATTAACTAATTTGGGGAGAAACATAATAAGATGAAATTTCATATAGAAGACTACTGTTCAAGACTGGGCTGGTATTTGGTCACAATCCCAGCAGGATCGAAGGGGCCGACAAAGTTTGGCTGGCAGCAGCCAGAAAAGGCATTGTCAGATCCAGCTATTGCGCGTGACTATTATGAAAGAAACTCAACACATAATGTTGGGCTGTTGCATGGCGCGTCAGGAACGTGCGCCGTCGATATCGATAATGTCGAAAACACAAAGATTATCTTCGAAGAGTTGGGCATCAACTTCTCTGATTTAATGAACTCCGCGCCACAAATTATCGGACGCGAAAACAGGGGCAAGCTCATCTTTAAAGCGCCACCTGATTTGGTCACGCATAAAATTTCATGGCCAAGCAAGTGCGGTGATCCGCGCAAAACAGAAGTGGTCTTTGAGCTGCGAGCTGGATCTGTGCAGGACGTTCTGCCGCCATCAATTCATCCAGATACTGGCCGTCCATATGAGTGGGCTGGAATGCCAATCTGGGATGGGCTACCAGAATTACCAACACAACTCCTAACACTATGGAAAGAGTGGGATCGCTTTAGGCCACAGCTTATGGAAATGTGTCCTTGGAAAAAGAAGGCAGAGTTCCAGCCAACCAGAAAGCCCAGACCAAAAACTGACAGCACGTCAGTGATCGATGCCTATAATGAGGCGCACGATATGCACACACTATTAGTGCAGTACGGCTACAAGCCAACATCGCGCAACAGATACCTATCGCCAAATTCATCATCTGGATTGGCTGGGGTTAAACTCTTCGATGATGGCCGCGCCTACAGCCACCATGCATCAGATCCCTTCGACAGCGCACACAGCTTCGATGCCTTCGAAGTGTTCTTGCAGTACGAGCATCAAGGAAATGTCAGCAAGGCAGTTAAAGATGCGGCACAACTTTTGAATGTGACGCAAGATCCAGATTATGAATATGACAAGGAGGCCATCGAACATGGCGCAAAGGTTGCCGCGCAAATTTTATCCAAGCCCAAGAAAGAAGAGCAGGGGCCATTGGATGGTCTGCCAGAAAATCTGCTCAGTGTACCGGGCATCCTACAAGATGTGGTCAACTATTACACAGTCACAGCAATCAAACCACAGCCACAATTCGCAGTCCAAGCGGCATTAGCATTTGGCTCTGTGGTCATGGGGCGCAGATGGGTGACAGACCAACGCAACTTTTCCAGCCTATACTTTCTGAACATTGGCGAGACAGGATCTGGCAAGGAGCATTCCAAGACTGTCTTGGAGGAACTGCTCGAACAGGCTGGTCTGGATGAACTGATCGGGCCAGCAGGCTACACATCAGCGGCTGGGGTTATCTCAACTCTGACCAAAAAGCCCACCCATGTTTCTGTGGTCGATGAACTTGGACGCCAACTCAAGTCAGCAGCAGCTCGCGGTATGCAGCACAAGGCAGACGCATTGACCACCATCATGGAATGCTTTGGTCGCCAAGACGGTACGCTCCGACAGCAAGGCTACGCCACCAATACCATGAAGTCTTCTGAGGCTGAGAAACTGGAGAAGGTCGTAAAGCGTCCAAGCCTGACATTGGTGGGCATGTCAACGCCGTCAGAGTTTCTGCAAGCTATCGGGGGCGGTGATGTTGCGTCTGGTTTGCTAAACCGATTCATCATTGTGCGTTCTGGTATCGGGGTCCAGATGTCTCAGAAGAAACGCAGATCCACAATATCAGAGCGTTTGACTGCTTGGTCAAAGGAACATGCCAAGGCACAGGAAGGTGATCTGGACACAGGCAACGCACATGATTTGCCGCCACATCCAATCGAAGTGCCGTTTACTCCAGAGGCTGAAGACATGCTGCGCGATTATGAGGCGCGTCTGGTCGATGCCATTAAAAAGGAAAATGGCTCTGGTCTTGAGGATATGTACAATCGATCACGCGAAGTGGCGATGCGCCTGTCGCTGATCATTGCCAGATCAATGGACCAAGATGAAATCGGGATCGATGCAATGCAATGGTCAATCGATTATGTCGATCACTACGCCAAGCAAGCAATTGAGATGTTCAGGGCAAACATGGCCGAAGGTCCATTTCAGGCAACATGCAAGCAAGTGTTCGATAAGATCGAAAGGTCGGGCCTCCAAGGTATTACTGCCTCGCAAATATCACGCACGGTTTCTGCATTCGCAAACATGGAGCCAAAGCGCCGTCAGGATGTTCTCGAAACTCTGATAGAAGATCGCGGCATTCAAAGCAGACAAACAAACGCTGGGCAGAGGGGCAAGCCAAGGCTCGCATACTTCGCACCACCACCACATTAAGAGGAGAGAAAATGAAATCATCAGTTATCATCGGGGGAAAGTCGCCCAAAAATAATCGCAACGCTGCCGACTTCTATGCCACCCCACCAGAATGCACCATCGCGCTGCTCAATCGTTTCGAGTGGCTGTTTAGGGGTAGGCGCATCTGGGAGCCAGCTTGCGGCGATGGGGCGATCTCAAAAGTCTTGGAGCTGCGAGGCTTCAGAGTGGTATCTTCGGATCTTTATGATCGGGGATATGGCGAAAGCAACATGAACTTTCTGAACGCAGAATGCGCCTGTGATGCCATCATTACCAATCCACCATTCAGACTGGCATCTAACTTTATTGAGCGATCA